GTTTGTTTGACCACCTTACCAGGTGGGGTTACTATTATTTCAGCTGTAACTAGCTTAATGTCGCTTAATTAGGCGTCACGGGATTGTATAGAATCCATGATGGCACATTCAGAAAGAAGTGAAGACCAAAGTCTGTTCCTGCAGCTGCATATGTCCACAGGAGAGCCCCCAGACTCCCTTGCTGATCAGACCGGGACGACACTTCTAATACATACGTATCATACAGTGCGCCATCAGTAGCTGAAGGATGCATAGTGTACTTGGGGGCAGTCGACTGGAAACGTGTATTAGTGTACATTGGACACTGCACATTAAGACCAGCATTTGTCAACTGTGTCGTTAGCGCTGATCCTGCTGCCCCAGGGATACAAGACAGAGCTGCTTGAGCTATGGAGCTACCAGTGGCTCCAGCACCTTGTCTTGCTTTCTCTGTTAGAAGACCTGGCAACACATGGACGGCATCTGGCGTGCGTGCGACACGCAGATGATTTATTTCCGATGGATACGCTGCGTTAAATGTCCAGTTGACTGAGCCTCGGTATGCAACAAAGGCAGGACAGACCCAGTTCAACGGGTGCGGTTGCGTAAAATTGAATGGGAAGTTCGAGGCTGTTGTGACCAAGCCCTTTGCAGAGTTTTGTCCATAAGGGTCAAAACCGTACATAGGTGGCATCTTCGTAAAGATTTTCTGCGACACCTGTATAAATGCTGTTGCAGCTTGAGGGACGTAGTCCGCATTGACCATCGTGTAACGCCTTAACAACTGACGCAAACTCAGGACCCGCTCACCAAAGTGTACCAGATTTCTTTGCTCGTTGATATTGGGCTTGTCTGTTCCGATGATGGTGGACACCGATGGTGATTCAGCACTCTGTACTTGGAACATGCTAGCTGAATTTTGTAGATCCCGCGGGTTAGCAAGTTCAAAGTTGTCAGCAGCACGCACATGGACAAGAATGCTCACTGATGATGAAGCCACGGGCGCAGTTAAAATCGTCTGCACGCGAACTGTCAAAACACCGTTATTTAGAGTGGGTGATCCACTAAAGCTAGGTGAAGAGGAAGTAGACCACCACTGTGGAGCAGTGAGGTAATTTTGCGTCAACAAAAAGGGGTAAGCTTGTTGGAAAGGAATCCTCATCTCGACTTCGTTTGTGTCCCCGAGATCTACAATCTCCGTGAAAACAACATTAGCTGAATTCGCATCGGTGTAAATATTTTCTGAGTTAGACCCGGAGGGATCGAAAGAGATACGCAGTCGCCCCTTGTGATAAACTGAGGCAATGACCTTAAACTTAAAGATGATATCACCTCGCCAATGAAGGAACATGGACGAGAGCCAAGCCATAGGAGTCTGGTAAAACGTCAAAGTCGTAGCTTGCGATGTCTGATCTTGCAACATAGGACACACAGCAGATGCGAAAAGGATCGTATCCACTGCACTACTCGAAGCCCACGTGGCAGTACAGAGATATGAGTCGCGTTGAACGAGACTTGAGATTGCCATTTCATCCTCAGATTTCAGACCAATAGCTGTAGGGTCGATCGTGAGTTCATTCTTAGCATCAAGCGTCAGCTTCTCTATGGGAAACCCGATATCCGTGGATGCCATCTTAGGGAAAGGCTCAGGTCGGAATGGCTGTGTATCACCGATAACAGGAACGTTTGTATACCCAAAAAGTTTTGCAATGCTAGATACTGCAGACGCCCCCATCTGTGTTGCAGTAGCAAATGGCCCGATCACTGGGATACTTGTGAAATACCCAGCTGCTGATGCAATAGCAGAGGCCACAGAGGAGACAGGACCATTCCCGTACTCGTCACCTTGCACCTCAAGTGATTGGGTGGCAAGACCCACTGACGGACCTGAGAGTTTGACCTCTTCAGCCCACGCATAGACTGCGATAGAAACTCCGTCGCCGGTTACGCCGTTCGCAGACTGAAGGGCAGTATAATTGAGGAACGTAAGTTGCCCCATATCTGTCATATCTGATGCAGATTGTGCGTTTAGCCAATTCTTAAAATAAAAGAAAGGCAATTCCATCTCCGCACCCTGATTGTGTTGTGGCGATAGCCACACACACGGGCGTTGGGAATATGGGATCAGCTGCTGAGTACCTGTGGAAGAGATGATCGTCGATGGGGTTAGTGCTGGTAATGGTTGATATCCACAGTACATACTACCATAGTAGAAAGGCGATGCATTAATAAGGATCTTGATCTTCAACTTACACTGAATGAACGAGAAGTTGTTCAACTTATATTGCACTCGCGTATCCGTGAAAAATAAATTCCAAGGACTATACGTGTGACTAGTACCAACAGCGTCTGACTCATTCCACGTAAAGGCAGCAATCCTGACAGGACGGCTTAGGAATTTAACCAAGTCCATGTTCTCCGTTTGATCAGACGCGCTACCTCGATCAATTGATGTCATATAACCACCCACCTCAGGGGCAGCAGCATCATGGAAGCCAACAGTTTCATTTTGTGTTTGCACGAGGTCGGCAAGACCCGCAATTGGGGCAATGTCGGCCTGCACTTGTAGGTTGCTCCCTACCCGGGAGTCGCGGGGTTGATGTTCTGGCACATCAACACGGCCGTTCTTGATTCTACAGTCAAGCGCCTCGATTTGGTATTTCGGTGCAAAGGGATACTTGTGCGGGGGTTGCTAACCCACGCACAAGAGGTAATTTAAAAGGTTAACCTGGCCTGCGCATTATATATATCATGTACAAATGTATTATGCAATGTGGATTTAAAGGGCTCCACTTCCCCTTACGACAGGTACACCTGCCGGCTATTTAAAGGATAGCTCCTTAACAAACACTGAACGTGCGTGGAAATCTTTGCAGAGCTCCTCCCAAACAGGGAAGGTGCTCGGCTCCACATAAGCATTCAGGTTTGCCTGGTCCACAATTTTCTTCAGAGAATACGTCATCTGTTCAAAAGTGGGTCGGCCATGGAAGAAGAACTCACGCACGGCAGTGCTGATGACTTGAATTGCATGACAGTTCATTGAAATGTTTGCTTTCTGCACGCAAATCATCAGCATTTTCTCCATTGATTCTTGCGCTAAAGGACCAACAAAAACTTGGAGCTCCTCATCCCAACGCCACGTGCGCTTCAGGAAAGACACCTCTTCGATCGAGATGTAAGGTACTGACTGAGCCTCTTTTTCAGCCATAGTGTACTCAATATCAACAGACGCAAGTACAGCCTGAATGGAAGTATGATTGAACCAAGGTGCGAGTTCTGAGACGCCCATAGCGTTATCATCTCCGTACGTAAACAGAGAAACCATAAGTTTGAAGCGTGCCGTGCATGTTACTGGGCGCAGTTCAAGGTACGTATAGCGCATGTAGATTGAGTTGACAAGGCTGTTAATTACAACTGTAAGAGCGTGACCCGATGGATTGCTACCATAAAACTCAACAAGCTCACCACAATAGTCCACCGTGGGAAAAGCTGTGTCATAAGCTATCCCCCGGACAACAGCAAGTTCTTCATCAGCATATCCAGCGCGTTGGCAGATATCGATTAGGATATCAAAGGCTGCGAGGATGGCACTTGCTGGCATGCGTTTGTCAAATTTTGCATAATCACCTGCTACCATTCTCGATGTACCAAACCGTGTTAGATAATGGTACGCTTGATCCCATTCTTTGCTTTGAGCTGAAATCCCGACACCCATCTCATACTGGAAGCGTCTTTGTTGAAGGTAAACAACAACAGACAGAAGGTACTGACGGGTGACGAGTGTGTGTGCCATTCCTGCCATTGTAAACACTCGTGTTTTCCCAGCAGCCGCCTTAGCAAATGTTACAGGCTCATCCTTAAGTTGACCACAAAAGACGGCGTG